GGATCTGCGAGCCACCCATCAGGCCGATGATCTCGTTGAGCGGCTGCGAACGGAGCGACAGTTCACGCTGCAGGGCCTGCGCGCGCGCCTGGTTCTCGAACCCCATCGCCGCCTGCTGTTCCGCCGCCGCCTGCTGCCGGGCCTGCGTGTCGAGGCCGATGCCCTGCAGCGCCGCCTGCGAGCGAAGGTCGTTCTCCTGCTGCTGCTGCTCGCGGATCGCGGCGTTGTAGGCCTCGCCACCGCGCGCCAGCCCCTGATTGGCAAGCTGCGTCTCAAGCTGCGCCCGGCTGCGCTGGATCTGCGGTTCCAGCCGCGCCATGATCGCTTCCTGCGCGGTCGTCCCGGCGTTGACCGGCGCGCGCGGGAGGCCAGACAGGTCGAAGACGGTGTTCAGATCGCCCGTCTGCGTCTGGAAGGGCGTCCCGAGCGTGCTTTCGGCGGTGCCGATGCCCTGCAGGCCAAGCTGGGCCAGCCTGCGCTCGACCTGCTGCTGGGCATCCAGCGTCGCCTGCGCCTGCGGCGTGAGCGTCTGCCGCACGGTCGGGATGTCGCCATCGTAGGTCACCGTCTGCGTGCCGAGCGGGCCGTAGACGTTCGGGTTGGAGAGCATGGCCGAGGCGCGCGCAGCCTCGACGTTGGCGGCACCCTGCGCCTTCGCGGCGCCGGCGTAGTCAGGTGCTGGCGGTGCGGATGCCTTCTTGCCCATAGCGCTCTCCTAGGAAGCGGCAGTCATCGCGCCGCATGGTGCAGATGATAAGGTCGCCGCCCGGCGCAGCATCGCGCAGGCAGGCTTCCTCAACGAAACCGAGGCGGCGCAGGAGTCGGATGCTGCGGATGTGGTCCGCGCTGGTCGTCGCGATGATCTTGCGCGCGCCGAGCTGGCGAAACGGATAGTCGAAGATCGCGGAGATGAAGCCGCGCGTCAACGGCCTGTCAGCGGCAATCTGGCCTTCGATGGAGACGCCATTCCAATCGCGGTACGCCGCGCCTGCGGTCAGCTTGCCGCCGCTCTGCCAGCCGATGGCAGACATGCAGACCGGGTCGAAGAAGCCGCCGATGCGGCCCAGCACCCAATGCCCGACATGCGGCCCCGCGACGATCATATGCCGATCCAGCCCGGCATGAAGACGACGTCCGTCGCCGCCCATTCCAAAGACAGGCCCTTGCTGGCCGAGCGGAAGTTGATCGACCCGCAGTAGCCCACGCCCGTGACGCCCTGCCAGTTGAGCGAGATGTTCTGGCCCGCGCCCCAGGACGAACTATCCCAGATCGCCGTGTCCCAGACCGCGCCGGTCGGCGGCAAATAGGCCAGCGGAGCCGAGGTGTCGTTGGTCTGGAAGTCGACGTTGATGCCAACGAAGACCGAGGGCTGCCCGTCCGCGAACAGGTTGGGCCTCGCCCGGGTGAAGATCTTCTTCTGGCCGCGCGAGCCGAAGTAGTTGAAGGCCTGCAGCGCGCCTGCTGCAATGGAGGCTCCATCGTCTGAGTGGTCGTCGGTCCACGCCTTGGCGACGTAATCGGTGCCGCCAAACCACAGATCCTGCTTGTGGAGCGTGAAGCAGTTGGCGGGCCAGCCCGTGAAGTTGCACCACGACTGCACGATGGTGTTCATCACATACTGCTGCTGCGAGCCGGTGCCGACCGGAATATTGACGATGATCGCGTTGAACTTCGGCGCGACGCAGATCTCCCAGCCGAACGCGCCTTGATATGCGGTGGTCGCGCTTGCAAACGCTCCCTGGATCTTGTCGGTCAGTGCCACGCTCTGCGGCGCGACGCGCGCGCTCTGGAGCGCCTGCGAGAGCGGAAACAGGCCGTCGAAGGCGATGTAGGCGAGGTCGCCCGCGAACTTGGCGAGGCACCGCTTGCCCACCGGCGCGCCCATCGCCCACACGCCGACCAGCGACCACGTCGAGACGTTGGCCGGGTCGGTGCCGCGATAGATGATGATCTCGCCCTGCGTCGTGACGAAGACGAGGTTGTCGTCGAGCCCGTAGCCCGCGTCGATCGTCCAGACGCCCATCGCGAGCAGATAGCCGCCCTTGCGCGCGACCGTCGAGAGGTCCAGCACCTGTGCGGCGCCGCCGACCGACTGCGTGGGCAGATACCAAGCCTTGAGCGTGTTGCGCTGGATGAACCAGAGGCGGTTCTTAAACAGCGTGACGTTGTCGAGCTCGCTCGTCGTCACGCCCGTGATGGCTGGCGTCGAGGCGCCCGTGATCGCTGTCCAGGTCGAGCCGTCGTAGAGCAGCGGGCTGTTGCCGCCCGAGACCGCGTAGAGGAAGTTGCCGCCTGCGGTGGCGACGTTCGTGCTTTCCCAGCGGCTGTTGGTCAGGCCCGACACCGCCGCCGCGCCGACCGCGCCCGCGCTCGTCACGTTGTAGATGTTGTTGCCCGAGATCGCGAACAGCGACTGCGTCGTGGCGCCATTGTACGCCATCAGCGTCTCGACCTGACCGGGCAGGCCCGTGGCGTGCTTCTGGTAGCCGCCGCGCAGCACGACGTTGGTCGCGGTCGGGAAGTAGTTGGTCAGCGACACCGCGTCGGTCGGCTTCATGTTCGCCAAGCTGTCGCGCGCGTTCCAACCACCGATGGGCGCCGGCACGGACGCAACGCGCGCCGTCGCCTGCTTGGCCGCGCGCATGATCGGGGACGGCCTGACCATGTCAGGTGGACCCGTAGCCGCTATCGGGGATGTTGTCGTAGCCGATCAGCACCGTGCCGGGGCGCGGCGCAAAGGACAGGTTCGCCGCCGACATGTCCTGCCCCATCGCGGTCTCCAGCTCGCGCAGGAAGTCGCGGTAGAGCGCCGTCGTGTCGAAGCCCTTCGCCTCGAAATACTTCAGCTTCGTCATCAGGACCATGACGCGGTCGGGATAGACGCAGGTGTCGTCGTCGGCGGTGAAGCTGTTTTTCACCGCGCCGGCAGACGACAGCGCCCAGCCCTTGGAGCGGTACTCGAAGCCGAGATATTCGGCGGTCGTGGTGGGCGGCCAGATCTGGAAGTAACTGCCGTAGAGCCGCCAGCGGATGCGCGGGCCGGTCGAGATGTAGCCCGAGAGCAGCCATTCCCACTGCTGCGGGCTCTCAGGGCCAAGCATTTCCCACCGCTTGGACTTGTCCCACTGCGTGCGCGGGACGAGGCTGTCGTAGTCGCTGGTCAGCGCGTACTTCGTCTTGGCGAAGGTGATCGCCGCGCCGGTCCCGGCGGATGCCGGCGTCTGGTTCAGCGTCACCTGCGTGCCGCTGTCCACCGACTGGATGAACGTGTCCTGGTTGATGCCCGTGCCGACGGCCATGTAGGTCGTGTCGAGGCCAGTCGTGTCGGGGATGCCAGTAATCGCCGCCGACGAGGTCGTCCATGTGCCGGTCGTGGCGAGGTACTGGACCGTGAAGCGGTAGGGCCGCGTCAGTTCCCGCCAATCGTGGCGCCTGAGCAGTTCGTAGCCCGAGGCGTTCATCAGCGCGAGGGTCTGGATGACGTCCTGCGCGTTGTTGCCCGCCACGGTGGACGGCGCGACGAGGCCCAGCTCGTTTGAGACTTGCTGGACAAGCTGGACCATCGTCGAGCCCATGTCAGGCGCTCCTGTCGTTCATCGGCGGGCGACCCCGACGCGGGGCCTCGTCCTTGGCGGCCACCAGCGCCGCGACCTGTGCCTCAAGCGCCGCCAGCTTGGCCTTGGCCTCGGCCAGTTCGCCGCTCGAGGTGGCGTCCGACTTCAGCCGCAGGAACGCCTGCGCCTTGAGCCGCAGCCCGACGCCGCCCATGCCAACGCGCATCATCTGCGCGTCGGACGCGGTGGCGACCTGCTCGACGGTGCGGAACTTCAGGATCTGAAGTTCGGCCACCTGCGCGTCCGAAATGTCCGCAGGCGAGGTGCGGTGCCACTCCTCCAGCTTCGTGCCGGGGATGTCGCCGTTCTCCGACTGCATCTGGAAGTGCAGCCACTGGCGCGGGAACCGCTCCTTGTGGTCGTCGCGCACCGGCTGGTCGATGATGTTGGTCGTGTCGCCCGGCACCATGATGCGGACGAAGGGGCGGCCGAGCTCCTTGTGGTCGTAGAACTCCACATGGAGCTTGGCGTCGGCGTTGGCGATGTCGCTGTCCAGCGGCATGATCAGGCGCCCGCGATCGAGATCCAGGTCGTCGCGCTCGTCGCGATGAACAGGACGCGCTGCGTCGAGGTCACGCTCAGCGAGGAGGCGCCGGCGTTGATGGTCGAGCCCGTCGCCGGGTAGACCGTCAGCGTGCTGGCGCCCGCGTTGTAGACGCACACCATCGCCCCGGCCTCGGTCGGCGGGAGCTTGACGCCCGTGCTGGCCGCCGTGGTCCCG